CTTATGGTCAGTACTTCGTTGTTAGGGAACGTGACTATCTTAAAGACTACTTCACAGCAGCTCTTCCAAACACGCAACGCGGTGTTGAGGTACTTATGCCTTTAGAAGGTAGCGGAAATGTCACTTATTTGGATACCTCCAATATCTATGAAGCTGATGGCACGCCAGCTCTTCCTTCCACATTAGTTGGTAGACGTTCCACTGGCGTTGCTTCTATGGGTGTTAACAAGGCTGACGCTGCTGATACTGGTGAACTCGGTCGTATTGAAAACATAGACGAAGTGTTTCTTACTGCGTCCTCCGTATCTATCAATGATTTTCGTTCTGCTTATGCTCTTCAGGTATGGTTAGAGCGCAACGAAATCGCAGGTTCTCGCTACACTGAGTCAATCCAGGCCCATTTCGATGTTAAACCTCAGGATTCCAGGCTTCAGCGTCCAGAATATATTGGCGGTGGACGAATCAATGTAAAAATCTCTGAAGTTGTGTCTACTGCTTACTCTCAGAACCAGGACGATGATACAATCGCCCAGGGAAATCTAGCTGGTCACGGTGTTACGTATGGCACTGCAAATGGTTGGAAATATTTCGCGGCCGAACACGGCTTTATCTATTCCATTCTCTCAATAATGCCTAAGCCAAGCTATATGAATGGTCTACCTCGTATGTTCAAGCGTAAAACCTTCCTCGATTATCCTTGGCCAACATTCGCTAAACTTGGCGAGCAACCCGTATGGAAATGGGAACTATTTTTTGATCCTGCAATGATGGTAGAAGCCGAAGACGGCTCTTACCCTATCTGGGGATATCAATCTCGGTACGCAGAATGGAAACAACGCTTGTCGACTAACTGTGGCGACTTCCGCGATACGCTTCTGTTCTGGACTCTCACAAATGAGATTACCTCAGAGCCTACTCTTGGTACTGCTTTTCTTTCTGCTGCTTCTACGGATGACGGTAGAATATTTGCAGTTGACAATGCGCAAAACTATCTTATGTATATAAACAATACGTTTATAGTCAAACGCGCTCTCCCTTATTTCGCAACTCCAAGCTTAGCCAATTAATTATGAAGACAAAACTTGTATTATATTCAAAACCACGCATTAAGCGTATGGATAAGGATTTTTTTGCCAAAACCAAAAACGTAGTCGTGCCAAATCAATCGATGACACTTCGGGAAATTATCAAGCGCTTTACCAGGCGCGAAGCTCTCCCCATCGAAAAGAATGGTGTCTACGAATCCCGCTTCGGTGATCTCGAAAAACTCTCACGTGAGGATATCACTGTACGAATGGAAACAGCCGAAACATTACGTACCTGGCGTGAAGCCGGTGAAAAACGTCTCCACGATGAAAAGGCAGCAGAGGCTCAGAAAGTACTTGATGAACTCGTACAAAAAGAAGTTCAAAAACTTCAACAAAAAGAACCTCCTAAAGAGGTTCCAAAAGCCTAACGATAAAAAGAGCCCGAGAAATCGGGCTTTTTTTTTCTACTAATAGGGGTGCCCGCCCGCTAAGCGCTGTGCTCGCGAGCACCAAAGAGCGGCAAACGCATGAGGACGCAGGACGAATAAGTGAAGCAAGCGTGTGCGAGCTGTTGCACGAGTCTGCAGAGGCGGTCCATGTCGGTGAAACCAGACATACTAGCACACCTTAAATACATGAAATGTTATATAGGAAAACGTTAGGCTTGAAAACATGCACGCTAGTGCATAAAAAGCGCGAAGCGCACCGCTCACCGGCCGCTTCGGCCGCGTGAGCACCACAGCCGAAAAACTTGTTTTTTCGGCAAAGGCCACTAGGGCGCCAAAGGCTGGCGCCCCGTGGCCTTAGACGCGTCAGCATCCGCGAGGAACGAGCGGTATAGACAGAGCAGTTCCGACCAGGACACCTAATACGTGTGGCGGCCACCATCGCGAGACCAGGAGCCGGCCACACCCTCAAATGCCGAAAACGCCCGTTTTACGGCTTCGCATAGTAAACACTTGATATACTATGCGGACTGACACCGATTTTTACTATCTTCGTGTCATGTCAAAACAAAACAAAACACAAGCCGCTGGAGCTCAAGGAGTTCCCCCGCTTGTACCTACTATCGAACAGTTAGAAAAGAATGTAGACCAAGATTTGGCCAAATGCGTAGCCTTTCTCAACTGGATTCGCTCAACGCCACTTGCTAAACAATGGCTAGCTGAGTTCGCTCATGGACAGATTGTTAACTCTGTCAACGCTAAAGCCCAAGAGGCACCTGCAAATGAGCGGAGTTAAAACAATCGCTGAGGCTTCCTTGGCAAATTCTCAGACCTCAGCAACTTTCAATCCCAACAAGCCGCCTAAACTTGGCTTGTTCAATCGCAAAGGGAAACTTGCAGCTTGGCAAAATCAAGTCAACTCTTATTACGTGGACAAAGCCAATGAGTATAACTCACCAGCTAATCAGCGTAAACGATGGGAAGAGGCCGACATGAACCCTGCTCTCGCGTATGGCCAAGGCAATGCTGGTAACCAAAGCTCAGCTCAATCCGGTTCTGATTATGAACCAGTTGACCCGTTGGGAGTTGCGCTTAATATCCTTGGCTTTATTAATAATACTGCCATGCAAGCAACACAACGTCAGGCTATCAACGCAAATACTGTTAAGACCCAGGCGCAGACTGAAACGGAGAAAGTCAAAGCTGCAGTTATGGCACGCAACCCTCTTCTCGATGGTACCGCGTTTCAACAGGTGCTTGATCAGATAGCTACTAAGGCGCAGCAGTCGCTTGCCGACACTCAAACTTCAATCTTTCGTTCTCAAATCGAAGAGCAAAACCTTATACGCTCAAGGCGTGAGAACCGCCTGGGTGATCTCTTCGATGAAAAGAAGATTGAGGCTTCTCTAAATAATCTTTGGCAGAAGTATAAGCTCGGTGAAGCTGATCAGAAGATTAAAGCGGAGATACTCAATTCGAAACAGTTTCTTAATGAGTTCCAGCAACTCGAACTGCAGTTCGTCAAATCTGGCGAGATGAACTATTCTCACTGGATGACTTTTCTAAAATTGTTACTTTCTAAAATCTAACGTTATGTATCGCAAAAGAAGAGGCGGCCGTGGCCGCAAAAGTTATGGCAAGAAACGCTCTCGAAAAGGAGGCAAGAAAATTCGTACCTACAAAATGAGTCGCGGAGGTATCAAAATGTAATGAAGACCTTTCTTGCTGCGTGTAGCATTGTCCGCACCAGGTGCGGCTTAGCATTATGGAGCCAGGCATTTAAATGCGTTAGGCGTGTAGCTGTTATTCATCAATTACGGCCGCCAAAACGCGCTCAATATATCGGTGGTGGTCGACCTCCAGAGCAGTTATGGAATGTATAAACCCGCGATATCTTCCCCAGCGAGACATTACAGTGCCTTGTGGAAGTTGCGCATTCTGTCTCGCTACAAGACGTTCCGACTGGGTGCAACGCCTTATGCAGGAGTGGAAGGTGTCCACTTCAACCGCATTCATCACACTTACCTACGCAACGCCACACTTAACATGGCGAAGCGGAAAGCCGCAATTAGTAAAGGCCGACCTGCAGAAATGGTTCAAGCGCGTCCGGAGATCAGGCCATCGAATCCGGTATTATGCGGTAGGAGAATACGGAAGCAAAACGCACCGCCCACATTACCACGTGATCTTATTTGGTTACGTTCCCGAGTCTGTTTTGAGAAACACCTGGGACTTAGGTAATATCCATATCGGTCAACTTACTTGGGCTAGCTGTGGTTATTGCACCAAGTATATAATCAACTCTAAGATGTTGCGAGGCAAAGAAACATTTGATCACGGTTCCAAGGAAGTTCCAGGCCTTGGTAAAATGCGCAACGGTTATGCGCTACCCTTTCAAGTCATGTCTCGTAATCCAGGTATCGGTGCAAAATATCTCACCTCCGAAATGATCAAGTGGCACAAGGATGATTTTAAAAATTTCATCCACACTTCGGAGGGCAAGCGCCACTTGCCCAGGTACTACAAAGAGAAGATTTTTAACAAACGGGAACGTTGGATCATCTCCACTCGCGCAATGCGCGAAGCCATAGAGTCTGAAAGGAAAGTACTTTTCAAACTCTTCAAGCGAGGCCAAAAAGATGCGCAGGCCTATAGACATCGACAAAGAGTCGAACTCGCAAAACGCATCAAAGACAAGTCACATCAAAACAACATACAATATGAGTCGTTATAAAGGTAATACGACTGTACAGCTCAAAAGTCCGACAAAATCGGTCTTTGATCTCAGTCACGAAAAGCGAATAACTGCCTCCATGGGCAAGCTTATTCCAATCAATTGTGAAGAGGTTATCCCAGGCGATTATGCTCGTGGCAACTCTGAAATACTTCTTCGTCTTCTTCCTCTTCTGGCTCCTATCTACGACCAGATTACTGTATTCGTTCACAATTTCTTTGTTCCCAATCGCCTTATCTGGGGCGAGGAATGGGAGGAAATGATTACAGGTGGCCGTCTTGGTGTTGGTATTGACCCTACCACTGCCCCCGTACCTCCCTTCATTAATGTTGGTGAATATGCAGCAGAGGGTCTTCTCGAGAAGTATAATGTTTCTGACTATCTCGGTGTTCCACCTATTCTGGAGGCTAATGCGGCTCTATGGGATGAAGTCGAAATAGACGCTATGCCTTTTCTAGGTTATCAATTGATCTGGTATGAATATTACCGTGATCGTAACTTCGTATCTGACGATGTTCTAGAGTTTCCTGTTCCTTCCGGTGAACTCGATTTCGCTACTTATGGTCAGTACTTCGTTGTTAGGGAACGTGACTATCTTAAAGACTACTTCACAGCAGCTCTTCCAAACACGCAACGCGGTGTTGAGGTACTTATGCCTTTAGAAGGTAGCGGAAATGTTACTTATTTGGACACGTCCGAAATCTATGAAGCTGACGGTACGCCAGCCCTTCCTTCCACACTAGTCGGCAGACGTTCTACCGGCATTGCTTCTATGGGTGTTAACAAAGCTGACGCTGCTGATACTGGTGAACTTGGTCGTATTGAAAACATAGACGAGGTCTTTCTTACTGCTTCCTCTGTCTCTATTAATGATTTTCGTTCCGCTTATGCTCTTCAAGTTTGGTTAGAGCGCAATGAAATCGCAGGTTCTCGTTACACCGAATCAATCCAAGCACACTTCGATGTGAAACCTCAAGATTCTAGATTACAACGTCCAGAGTATATAGGAGGCGGTCGCATCAATGTTAAAATCTCCGAAGTCGTATCTACTGCCTACTCTCAAAATCAGGATGACGACACAATTGCTCAAGGCAATTTAGCTGGTCACGGTGTTACTTATGGCACTGCCAATGGTTGGAAATACTTTGCAACCGAACACGGTTTCATTTATTCCATTCTTTCAATTATGCCAAAGCCAAGCTACATGAATGGTTTACCTCGCATGTTCAAGCGTAAAACCTTCCTCGATTACCCATGGCCAACCTTTGCTAAACTTGGCGAGCAGCCCGTATGGAAATGGGAACTATTCTTTGATCCTGCAATGATGGAAGAGGCCGAAGATGGCTCTTACCCCCTCTGGGGATATCAATCTCGTTACGCAGAATGGAAACAACGCATGTCGACTAACTGTGGCGATTTCCGCGACACGCTTCTGTTCTGGACTCTCACAAATGAGATAACATCAGAGCCTACTCTAGGTACTGCATTTCTGTCTGCTGCTTCAACTGATGACGGTAGAATATTTGCAGTTGACAACGCACAAAACTATCTTATGTATATTAACAATACATTTATAGTAAAACGTGCTCTGCCTTATTTCGCAACTCCAAGTCTAGCTAACTAATTATGAAGACAAAACTTGTATTATATCCCAAACCACGCATTAAGCGTATGGATAAGGATTTCTTCTCTAAGACGAAAAACGTAGTCGTGCCAAATCAATCGATGACACTCCGGGAAATTATCAAGCGCTTTACAAGGCGCGAGGCCCTTCCTATCGAAAAAAATGGTGTCTACGAATCTCGTTTCGGTGACCTCGAAAAACTCTCACGTGAGGATATCACTGTACGAATGGAAACAGCCCAAACGTTACGTACTTGGCGTGAAGCTGGTGAAAAACGTCTTAACGATGAAAAGGCAGCAGAGGCTCAGAAAGTACTTGATGAACTCGTACAAAAAGAAGTTCAAAAACTTCAACAAAA